CGCGGGCCCAGTTGGTTAACTCGCTGGAGCCGGAGCCGGCATAGGCTAGGTCGGAAACGGTCTGGCCCTCCTTGTCCTTGGCCGAGCGGGGCTTGGTCGTGTGATGCACGGCCATGAAGACGGCCCCGGTCTCTTCCAGGACTGGGTTGATGCCGTGACGCAGGAACTCGGTCATCTGCTTCTGGTCGGAAACCTCGATACCGCAGAAACTCATCAGCGGGTCGCAGGCGAACCAGTCCGCGTTATGGCGGACGATTAACTCCTTCATGCGCTCAATGAACGCCGGGCCGACGGATCGGGTGTCGCGGTAGATGTGGAGGTTTTCGTTGAGGAGTCGCTCTTCGTCAGGGTATAGCATCATCCCGTCGGTGATAGATTGGAAGGCCTCGGCCACGTCTCCCCCGTCGTTCTCAGCCTGCCCCAGGACGACGCGTAGCGGTCGCTTGGGCGTGATGCCGAAGAAGGGACGGCCGACGGCGAGGGAGATGAGCAGCTGAAGGGTGAAGGATGACTTGCCGACGCCGGACTGCGAGACGAGGAGGAGTGAACCGCCCTTGCAGAGCCAGCGGTTCCCGATGAGACAGGTCGGGTCGTTGGCCGCGTCGAAGGCACGGAGGGCGGAGAGGGGCATGGCCTCGGCGGTGTCGCGGGTGGCCGTGCGTCCCTTGGCGGCCTTGAGCGAGCCCTCGGTGAAGGCGATGATGGCTTCAGGGTCGGCGCCGTCCTCCTGGGCATGTTCAAGGAGGCGGGAGGCCGTGAGGCTGATCTGACGCAGGGCGGCCTTCTGTTTGATGAGGTCGGCCCATGCGGGGTTCAGGGCGGACGCGCCGACGGTCGTGGTCAGGTCGGAAATGAAGTGGGCCTCGACCGGGGACTTGGCTTCGCGGAGGCGCTGCGTGACGACTAACTCGTCAGGGGAAACGCCGGCCTCGGTTGAGCGCAGGACGGCCGCGGCAATGTCGGCGTGCTTCGGTTCATGGAAGTCGGAGGGGATTAGACCCTCGGGCAAAGGGAGGGCGTCACGGAGGAGGACGCCGAGGAGGTGACGTTCCGCGTCTAGGGCGGCGGGGAGAGGCATAGGGAGGGAGGTTAGTGCCGATGTGCGGTCGGCTGGTCAAATACTTTTAACGCCGCTTGGGTGGCGGGCCATAGTGGTCGAGGGTGCGGAGTCGCCCGGTCTTGCCGATGAGGACACGATAGCGGGCCTTGACGAGCGCGCCGATGGCGAGGGCCTTCTTGATGTAGATGGACGCGGTATGCCCGGCCTTGAGTTTCCATTTGGCCGCCCACTGATCGCGGGTGAGGAAACCTTTAGGGGGCTTCACGGCGCTGCGGTTAATCTCGGCCATGACGGCCAGGAGCACCGGGTCGTTACCGACGCGGGTATAGAGCATCTTCTTGCGTGACTTAGGCATTGGCTCAGGGGGTGAAGGTCTTGAGGTCTTTCGTCCAGATCCATTGATTGCCCATCTTGTGGACGAGCCAGGCCTTGTAGTCTCCGCCGGCGGTGACGAAGCCTGCGACGAAGCCTGAGCCCCAACGAGCTGAGGCTAGGCGTTGAGCACTGTAGGCCATGTCTTCCTTCCGGCACAGACAGCCGGCCGAGAAGGCGTTCCCGCCTCCGTGCTTCGTTAGGGCGATGCTGGCGAGGTTGTGGGTGTGGCCGTGGATGAGAGCGCCGCCGTAGGGGCTGTAGTGGAGCCCCTGGACAACGGTGGCGTTGGCTCCGTGGGCGTAGCCGTGAACCATAGCGACCGGGCCTAGGCGATAGACGCCCTTGTCTGCGTGATAAGGCAGGATTACCTTGGCGCCGCATTTGCGGGCGTGGGCGTTGATGTGGTCCTTCACCCCTTGGCAGTAGTCGCGGACCAGGGCGGAGCCGTCGCCTTGCGCCGCGTCGAGCCGGTGTTCGTGATTGCCCCAGAGCCAGACGTTGGGCCGCCAGCGGGTGAAGAAGTCCTTCCCCTCGTCGATATCAGCCTTGAGGGACTCAGCGCCTTCCTTATCCGTTCCGACGCCCTTGCGGAGGGAGCGGAAGTCATACTGATCTCCGCCGGCGATCTTGACGACGCTGCTCCCGCCGAAGTCCTTCGTGAACTCATAGAGCGCAGCCAAGGCCTCCGGGTCGGCCATGTCGCCGTGCGAGTCGGAAGCATAGATGAACTTGGTTAGTTTACTCATGTGCGGGTTTCGGTTTTAGGAGGGGCGGCTTCGTACTGCTTCAGAAGGTCGTCCCGTTTCCTCCGGGCGGCGACCAGGTTATCCCCTAGGGTCTCGCGGATGTCTAGGCCGTCACGGCGAAGCCGGAAGTACCAGAGGTTCCCGAGCTTCTGCATGTTGCGGTTGAGGGACTGCGGGCGGTCGTACTGCGGACGCTCCCCGTTGCCATACTTCATGTTCGACGGGCACGACGCGAGGAAGTCAGCGCGTTCGCGGGAGATGCCGATGCGAGCCGCCCAGGCGTAATCCTCTTCGGTAAGGCGCCGCGGGTCGGGCTTGGGGCTCATAGGTTCCAGTTGAGGGCCAAGTGTCTCCCCTCGTTCATTATGTGATTACGGGAGTTAGGAGCGAAGACGTATTCCTGATCGAAGGAATGCTCGGCCTTCAGTTCGCAGATGCTGTCGAGCTCTTCGTCGTTCGCCGGGCCGACGCCGGCGGTGGAGACGAAGACGGTGCGGACCTTCCAGCCACGCTCCCAGAGAATGTCCTGACAGACGCGGACCTCGTTCAGGTAGCGCAGGTCAGAGCAGACGACCGTCTCGGGGGCGAGTTGGTCGGCGCTCATCTGGATCGGCGCGTAGTTGGCGAGGTTCTCGGCGAAGACGTTGACGTTGAGGGAGCGGGCGAAACGGCCGAGGGTGACGAGCACGTCCCGATGTCTGACCTTGAAGGGTTCTGAATGGAAGTCCCCCTCTAGGTTCAACGACCACATGAAGTCATTAGCCGCGTCCTTGAGGTGGTCTGCGAAGTTGGTCTTGCGGGCGGGTCGCTTGGCCCATTCCAGGATGCCAGTCGCTAGGCAATCCTTCCCCGCCCGGGCGAACCCCGAGATCAGGACGAGAGTCGGGGCGGCCATTGGGGTCATTCGGCGGAGGCCTGCGCCTTGCTGGCTCGCTTGGCTAGTTTGGCGGCGATGCGGACCTGTCGGGCGGAGATGCCGAGTTTACGGCGGATGCGACGATGGGACAGGTCGGGCGCCTTGAGCAGCGCCTCGATTATGCCCTGCCGCAGCTTGAGGCGGTTGTCCATCAGAAGGGCGGGTTCGCTTCGTCGATTGCGGGCGTGTCGTTGACGACGGGCTTCTGGCTACCGCGGGGATAGACGAAGTCGTAGTTATACCAGGTCTTCCCGGTCTTACCGACTCCGCTCTTCTTGATTTCAATCCCGATCAGAGCGGTCTGGAGGAAAGCCGGGCGCATGAACTCAATGAACTCGGCCTCAGAGCAATCCGTGCGGAGGAGGTCTTTGTCCTCGGCCCAACCCCCGCCGAACTTGGCGCGGAGAAGGTTGAGGGACTTGGGGCTCTTGCTGCTGAACTTCTTGCGAAGGCAGTTTCCCTTATCATCGCGGAAGAAGATGGCGTAGGAGATCGTCCCGGTCGGGACCTTGGTATCCCAGTCCAAGTCCTGGATGAACTTCCCGAACTTAAGGGGGAAGAGTTTGAGCTTATATGTGCCGGCGACGGAGATATCCGTCAGGGGGGTCTGTTCGTTGTTGGGTTCCATGTTATGCGAAATTGATAGGGGTGGCAGCGGAGGTCGGCGCGTTGAGGTCGATCGTCTGGATCTCGTCAGGGTAGCCGGGCCACTCGCCCAGGGCGGAGCACGACTTGTAGAGGGTCACGGCCTTCTCGAAATCGGCGACCGCGTAGGACGTTAGCTCAGGGCCGAGCTCATAGACGGCCGTCGCCATGGTTTCCTTTTCGACGCAGGCGAAGCGGAAGCCGCGGGGGCGTTCCTTCGTCTCGATTTCGTAGACGGTGCGGTAAAAGTGTTGCTGTAAATTATAGCGGAACGAACGCACGGCGGCGAGGAAGCCCTTGGGCGATGCGTCTAGGCAACTTTTCAGGTCCCAGATGTAGCCGTCTTCGGAGATCAGGTCGATGGCCGACTTCAGCGGGCATCCGCAGTAGTCCACGGCGTACATCACTTCGGCCCGGGCGATGGTGACCTTGTGCTTCGCGAGGAGATCGCGGGCGGCGGTGCTCATCTGCTCGACGGTCAGGGCGTCCTCGGACTTGAGGATGGTCTTGCCTTCGTTGAGGGTGGCGAACTCCGCCCAGGCGGCCTTGCCGGCAGAAGTCCGGCGGTCGATGCCTTCGGGGGCGGTCGCGTAGAGCGAGCCGTAGAGTTCGGGCTGGAGCACGGCGCAATGGATGGCCGAGCCGAGGATCAGGGCGGGCGTGGGCTCGCGGTCCTGCTTGAGGTAGGCCTGATAGTGGAGGCCGGACTGGAGTAGGGCCTTCGCGCCGCTGTAGTTAAGAGCGGCCGTGGCGTCGTAGGTTTTGCGGTCTGGGATTTGCATGTGCGTGTGGGAAAATCAGAGGGCGTCGTCTTCTGCGGGCGTCTCGTCTTCGACTTGCGCCGATAGCCGGTTACAGAGGTCGAGCGCATGGTCGGCAGCCAGGGCGATACGGTCGAGATGATTGCGAAGGGTTCTTTCATTCGCCACGATGACCTTGAG